TTGACCACGTTCTGGTAGAGGGATGTTTGCCATATTGCTATTATACCACGTCGATCAGTTCAGACTCAAATATTTGTAGAAGGGGGTCATATCTTTTTGCTATTGATGACCTCTGGATTACAAACCTATAGTTTTCTTCTGCAGAGTTAATAAATACATATCTACTTTCTGATGTTGTTCCATTATATTCTGGCTCACCGCCATCGTCTCCTACAAATATATCAAACTCTGATCCAGGGGGGACTCCCTCCCAAACAATATTTACAACAGATCCTACCATAAAGTATCCTACCCTAGCCTCTGGCAAGACTGCAACACCTGTTCCAGTTACAGGGAAAATTGGAGACCATTCCGAAAATCTGTTTCTGTCGTCAGAGATTACTCTAAACCTTATCAAATACTGATTACTTCCATCTACAGGAATTAGGTCTGAGCTAGGGACAATGACCTTTTTTATTGCCATTACTCGATACCCACAGAGAGCCTAAACTCAATAAAGTTTGATGTATTTGGACCCTTTACAATTGGCAAAGAATAATTGTTTTTAATTACAGAGTATCCAGTGAGTCCATAAAGTGGATTGTTAGATGAAAGATTTTCCATACGAAGTCCATCTAAACATACATAGTAGTCTGAAGATGGCTCATTGTCTTTTGATACAGAGACGTAGACCTTTACTACCGTGACTGATTCCCAGTTAAAAGCAGAAGTATATGACAACTCTTGGAGCTGCTTAGATATAACAAAGTATCTATTTGATGAAAAGTCTCTTGACTCGATAGCATCACCGTCAAACTCTTCATCATCTACATCAACAAAGAATCTTGCATGCTCTCCAGTTTCAGTTGTGTCTGATGAGGAGAACTCTATCAAAATTTTTACATTGTCTGGCTTTTCGTTAGTGTTACCGTTTTTATTTATAACAGAAAAGGCAAGCCTTAGCTCATCAGATGGGGCGTTTCTGTTTAGGTTGATCCTTGCGTCTGTAACGTGTATGTGACTTCCTGCGGTTGCAATCATTCCAGCCTCTTCGTCTAATGCTAAAGTAGAGCTAGACCCAGATATGACAATCATCTCATTAAGAAATCTACACCTTTCATTAATTACAACCCGACCTTCATTAGTAAAAATTCTATTGTCTGCGTTTGTATAAAATGCTGGGTCTATTACAGAAATTACGTTTTCTTCATTTGGAACATCTTGTGGTGGGTTTGGATTTTCATCTAGCGATTGTCCATTAAAAGCATATTCGATTGCGGCCACCCTGTTATTGCTGTGATACTGCCAGCCTTCGCCACTACCAAATGTATACAAAACTCTACTGTCAAACGCTCCCACTGCTGGGTTCGCACCAGCAGAAAAGATTCCAACCTCTGTAATTTCATATCTTTCTTCCGTTGGCAGCTCTGCAGTCAGCACTAGCTTAACGGTATCATCTTCGTTAACATAGCCTCTTGAGATAATTGGTACACGGAACATCTCGAAGTCCAAAGCTCTTTTTGCTAAGTATTCTTCTTTTTGCTGTACTGTAAACCCAACTCCCTCGCTAGGAAGTGCCTTTGGTCCACAACCTACTGCAATGTAGGATGCGTAGGCTGGTGCTTGGCCAAGTAGGTACTTAGCTAAAATTCCTTTTCCAGTGTTAGTTATCATATTATATCCTCACTGTATATTGTATCATCTAGGACAGTTACATTAGATATAGTTTGAATCTCAATAGATTCTGATGGCAGCATATTCTGTACCAGAATAGCCACATCTCCATTATCTTCCACCTTTATTTCTGGTAACTTATCTGTTAAATTAATAGCAAAGTTTTTAAAATAATCCCTATCGGTTCTTTGAAGGGCAAGAATGTTTTGTGGATTATACTGATAGAACAAACTTGTGATATTCTTTATTGGCTGATACACGACATTCTGACCATTTATCATGTCGCTTCTTGCGATGTTAATTATTTCCTGGCCACCAATGTCCTGAAAAATTAAATCGGCCATGATCTGGGCTGCGACGGCCTCGTCTTTTATCAAGATAATGTCTGGTGTTGCAATCTTTACGGAATCGCTGGACGTATCTACTGTCTGTTTAGCTGGATAATCTGGTCTACTTTCCATTACTTCACCTCACTTAAAAATACTTGCATGTCTGGGCCACTTATAGAATTAGAGTAATCAATCTGATATACCACAAATCTAGCGTCATCTGCGGCGGCCTGATTAACTCCATCGACTGAGTATGAAACCTTTACAATGTCTCCTAGCTGAAGCACTGGCATTCCAAATATGCGAAGGCCAAGGCTTCTTCTTGGCTTCATTATTTTTGAAACCATCCACGACATGAGGTTGTCGGCATCGTCATGGCTTTGAATATATGGTGCTTCTAAAACAAACTCATTCTTTCCCTGGCTTAGCCTGCTAGCCTTAATATCCTGATAATCTTTCTTGGACTTTGTTGGATAAGAGATTAGCTGAGCCCCATCAAACTCTGGCTTAGAAAAGTCACTCTTTTTTGAGAAGTGCTCATCTACCGTAAGCTCATGCTGAGATTCTTGTGTAAACGTTACTCCCTGAATTCTTAGGTAATTTCCACTAGTCTCATCCAAGTTAAGTGCAGTATCAGTAGCATTAAATACTAGGAACTCCGCACCATAGGCACTAGCAACAAATCCAGAAACCGTATACCCCTTAATTCCATTAAAGGTTGGAGAAATCTTTGCGTGTAGTGCAGGATATGCTTTATCATACCTAATGTTAAAGTATGCTGCTTCCCTCATAATAGTACCAAACTCTTCAAAGTACATATTATATTTTGGCGGTTCGCTAGGATTAATTCCAGCAAGATAGCTAGCTTGTACCACACCGCTCATGGCATACTTTCTAAATGACTGATTGACATTTATTTCTTCATCTGCAAAGACTGCACTTACTGGTGTGTCTAGTGCATACGCAGTATTTTGAGAATAGTTGTTTGATATTGCATAAACATTTTCAAACATTAATCGTGATCCGCCTCGAACGAACATCGCCATGCTGTTATAAACTGGCAAAGGACTATCATCATCTACTGTAGCGACCTGCTTATTGTTAACGTATAGATAAAATCTTCTTATTGAGCCAATATCCTGATACTCAATTGCAACATCATATACCGTTGGATACTGCTCAGCAGTCATTCTGTATTGACCAGTAAACTTTCCGTCATCGACAAGGATTTGAGACAGACCTTCCCACAACCTAACTGGTACCGCCTTCTTTGGTTCGGGCGTATCAGATGCATCCTTCATTATCTTGTAAAACATCATGTTGTAGATTGTGTCCGCATTACTATATGACTCTACGTTATTCTCACTCAGGGCAGCTAGTTCAAAATAATATCCGTTGTTTGTTTCTGGATTTAGTAGGACGGCCAATCCTCCGCTAGCACCAGAAATAATAACGCTTTGACTTGCCTTTACTGGCTCGCCAATATATGCTGTGTATGCTCCAAGTGGTGACTGAGTCTTGTCCTCACTATTTTCAAGTTTTCCTACAATCCTCATTCTTGTACCAAAGTGAGTAAACTTGGATTGAAGTGGCTTGTGCACGTAAGAGATAAAGTCTATTGGATTTTCCGTTGTGCTAAATGATGGGCCAGTCATAACAAAAGCAGATGACTGAATTGTCCCTGGAGCAATGGCAGATTGATTAGAGGACACCTCTCTCTGAGGATCATAGGTTAGGAAGTTTTTGATTACTCCAGTTCGTACTGACTCAGTAGCTATTGGGTTGCTTACTCCAGCAGCCCCTCTGGATACGGTCAAAGTGTCTGACTGTTTTCCAAATAGCTCAGAGGATCTCATGGTGCAGCCACGAACATTCTCATTGTTGGTCCAATAAGGATTTAAACCTGCCTCATGAGCCACAACCTGGGTTCCGAACTGTCCACGACCATGCTTGGCTACTGGCCCGTCAGAGAGCTTCTCAACGCCGTTTATGACCACATAGTTTGGCTCTGAGTAAATCCTTACACGCCCAGTTGGATACATCTTTCCATTAAATGGTATTTGAGAAAAATACTTCTGGTACTCTCGTATTCCTGTAATCCATACCCTTCCAATCCCTCCAGAAGAAACTGATTCTGCTGATAGCTGACCGTTGGTATTAGTCTGTAAAACTGTTGTTTGAACTCCTGGTATCTCAAACTCTACTGCATCATACTTTAACACTTCGCCATTTGCATAAAAGTATCCATTGTATCTTGTAAGCCAATAGGCACCTTCACCGAAATCCATAATGTTATTTATGACAACACCATTTCTTACAGATGGAACTGTACCAGATAGCGTAGTCTGTAGCGGAATAGCTCCTAGGACATAGGCAGACTGATTTCCAACTTCATCATTTACGGATCTTGTGTTTTCTGTTCCAGCCACTTCCCATAGCAGTGCAGGCTTATATATCCAGGTCTTGTCCTGGTCTATCATAGAGGCTTGTCTAATTGTTCCGTAAGACCTTTGTATATACCTAGTGGTATATGAGATATATCCATCATTAAATACATCATCTTGCTGGGAGCTTATCTCAATAATGTTTGCAAGCTTTGGGTTGGTGGTCTTGTTATTAATTGCAGATTCCACCTCAAAATCTTTTGTACCATATAGTGTTACGTCTACTCCACGAACCTCTTCAGATGGCATCATGTATTCTTTGCTCATAAGAACTAAATTATTGTATTCGTCAAAGAACATAGCTGTTTGTGTAGAGACTGCGATGTCTTCTAAAACTTCTGCAACAGTTAGCCCTGGGGCTACAAAGAAGAATGGAATAATCGCCTCAGATTCTCCTGGTGCCCTTTTGAAAACATAATTACTAAAACCAATTGAGTCAAGGAGTAACGATACGGCATAGCTAAGTGATGCATCTTGAATCAGTATCTGTGGTGCAGCCTGTGATTCAAAATAAAAGAAGAGATCTCTTAGTGTTAGTGATACAGACCTATCGTTACTAGATAGCTCTGGGATTCCCTCAGAGTACATTGTCTTAATTGGTACAAAATAGTCATAGCCATTTACATCAATGATTGCTTCAAATAGATTTATCTGAATATTCTTGGTTAAATGATTTTTAATTATACTGTTGTTGTTTACAGAGCTAAATGACAAATCATAGTCAAAAAGCGTTATTGATCCTGTTCCAGCAAGAAGCTGTCCAACTGGCATTCCACTATTGCCCAAATCTGATGCTGCCTTAGTTACACTAAAAGATTCCACCTTGTCAGTTAGATTAACAGCCAATCTAGGCGATAGCTCTATAAGGTCAAATATTGAATCTACCTTGTTCATGGTCTCTACAACTATTCTTATTCCAGAAATTTCCTGGAACTCTCTGTAGTAAGTCTGTCCGTTAGAAGGATCCGTAAAAGTACTTGGCTCAGTTAGGTTGGTGACAAAGTTGGTTAGCCTGTCTACAGACCCTTCCTCCAAGTACCATCCATAGTT